CGGCTTGTGGGAAAGGTTTGGTTGTTAGGCGAACCTAATGAAGTGGTCGCAAGTCACACGAAGAAACTTGACTTGTGTGGCTATTGCTTGTACCTTGTAAGTACCACTCACAGAAGGGAAGTAAAGTGGCTAAAAAACCAATAACAGAAAAGAAACGCCTGAACCACCAAGACCTAGAAGCATTGGTGACTTCGGCAGAGAAAGCACTACAAGAGTTGGCAACCGTCAAGAAACTAGACGAGTTTGAGCGTTCGTCTGCTCAGATGTTCGCTTTGTCGGCAGACGGTTTCGTTCGTCACCTAGACGCATACCCAGATGTGTATGTGGGTCTGGAAAATGTTGCCCTTACTCACACGCTGGCTGAAAACGAAGTTGCTCTTGTCTGCGAGACAGTCGGTTGGCTAGCCCCAATGACGGAAATAACTGCCAACCGTCGCAACACCCACAACGCAAGCGTGTCCGTCTAACCACGCTCGCAACCAAGACGAACCAAATGGTTTCGTCGCTTCGTTTCCAAGGTGATGACGAAGCCGTACTTGACTTCGGGCAGGCAAAGGGAACTCTTGCCGACGCTCTCCGTCAGACGCTTCGCTCAATGCTCGCCAAGGGTAACTAAACCCCCAAAACCCACCCACAAGGGGCTGGTGTACCTTCGGGTATGCCAGCCCCTTTGTGCTGTCTGGAAACTGATGTGCTGTCGGGTAGTACCCCCGTCATACGCCACCGTCGTAAGAAGATGTGCGCCCACCCCAGAAGCCCCGCTGGATGTCTGGACACCGGTGGCTTCCGGCGAACGCCGGCGAACGAACCTGACCGGCGGTGAACCACGACGGGTGCTGGCGAACCTCAAATGGGCTGTGCCATAAGACACCCAAAACAAACTTGACGAAAGCCGAAATAGCGGATAACTTGTGGTACACCTACTAGCGAAAGGCATACCTACTATGGGAATGGATGTGTTCGGGCAAAACCCGACAAGCACAAAAGGCGAATACTTCCGCAACAACATCTGGTGGTGGCATCCACTCTGGGATTTTTGCTCGGCTATCGCCCCTGAAATCTGCGAAAAGGTGGAAAACGCCCACTCAAACGACGGCGACGGCTTGGATGAGTTGGACAGCGTTGAGTTGAGCAAGCGTCTGTCCACCGCACTCAAAGACGGCACGGCAAAGCGATACATCAAAGAGCGCAACGACTACATCAACTCTCTGCCAAAGCGCAAGTGTTCGCATTGTATGGCGACAGGTATGCGCCTGTGGTACAAGAACACCAAGACGGGTGAAACTCGCAACCCATACGACTACGACATAATGGCAGACATCTTGGGTGACGGGCTGAAACTTCCGAAATACAAGAAGTTGCCCATCAACAAAGACGAGACCGAAATCTCTCAGACTTGTAATGGATGTAATGGCAAGGGTGAAACAGAACCCAATGAAGCCAACTACTCCATAAATCTTACCAACATCCGTGAGTTCGCCAACTTCCTGAAAGCCTGTGGCGGTTTCCAAATCTGTTAGATGTAATACCAAACCAATAACCAAACAAGGAGAAGATAACCAATGAAAACCAAACTAACCAAGAGCAAGAAGGAGAAAGTGGTCGCAGACCGCTTGCGTCAGTTCCGTATTGACGCTGAACTCTCTCAGGGCGCATTGGCGGAACTTGCTGGCATTGACCGCAAGACCGTGAACCGCATTGAGAACAACCACTTCTCGCCAAATCTGGACACCCTGCTTCGCCTGTGCGTTGCTCTGTCCGTGAAGCCCGTGCGTTTGTTTGACGGTATCAAGTGAACCAAACGCAGTTCCCACAGGATGTGGTGGACTTCTTCGCCAATAAAGATGAAGAAGAAACTCTCACTATCCAAATGCGTATGGCTACCCAACTCACGGAAAAACTCCGTGAGTTGGAAAGCCTTGACGAACTAACGGCTATGAACTTGCTGGACACACTCGGAGTATGCGGTATGTCGCTCACCATTGGACACACCGCTTCTAAGTGTTTCTTCTCAAATCTCTTAGTAGAAGGGCAGGAGTAGCCGTGCGTATTCGTCTAGTTCACACATCAGACCCATACACCCGCCTGAAAGCAGGTGACGAGGGAGAGGTCACAGGCTCTTTCACCGACGCTTTCGGAGACCGTGTTCTCAATGTGAAGTGGGATAGCGGTTCTACTCTCTCGCTCATTGAGGGCGAGGACAGTTTCGTGCTGTTAGAGGAAGTGGCAAGTGGCAACCCGTAGCATTATCGCTGTTCCTCACAATGGCGGTTGGCAAGGTCGCTACTGCCATTGGGATGGCTATCCAGACGCAAAAGTATCTGAACTGCTATTGCTCGTATCTCGTGACGGGTTGGATAAGGTTCGCAAGACCATTATGAAACACGAGTGGTCGTCGCTACACCCAAATCCAGACAAACTCGCTGAGATGTGGCACGGCGCAGATGACTTCGTGCGTGTCTATGGGTACGGTATTGCCTATGGTGGGAAGCCACACCGCTTCACTCACAACAGCAAACAGTTCGCTTGGGCGCAGTTTCTCTATGTGCTTGGCGACAATGAAGTATCCGTGTATGAGGCGGTAGAGACAGGTGGTACACCCACTTGGAAGCCCGTAAAGAAACACAAGTACCTGCGTACTAAGGTATCCGTCTAAACCCACACCCTTTCCAGACTGCCCGCTATCCGACAAGTTCGGGTGGCGGGCTTTCTGCTTTCTACCCCCTGCTCATCCGCCACCGTCAGAAGAAGATGATGGGACATCAGAAGCCCCGCTGGGACACCAGAAGACAGCTCGACGGCGGGCGACAGCTCGAGGAGAACTTCGATAAGCAATAAAAGTCGAGTGGCGTAAAATAAGGGTTTGAGACTTAGTGCTAAATCGAAAAGAAGCAAATCTCGAGCAAAATCGTCGATGCTGCGGCGGAAACTAGCCAAAACTCGATGGCAAACGCGTTCGTGTCGGGACTCCCGACCTTCGGGGACGACGGAATCCAGACGAGGAGAGGCGACGGCTCAGTTACGGAAACCTCGCAACCCGATGGGGCGCAAGTCACACTCAAATAACTTGACATTGGGGCAGTAGTGGGCTACCCTTGCCCTATGACAAACACCAAAAAGAAACCGACATACTCGGTGACTGGGGTGGTATCGGAGTGGGGTACACCTGATACGACTATCACAGTCATCGTGGATTACGACCAAATCACCAAAGCATTAGGTATCACGATTCGTAAAGACCGTGAAGGCGGAACTATCTCCGCTAAGTCAAAGCGATTCCGTGACTGCGAAACACAGCACACAGACGCTGAACGCTGGGCGAACGATGCCATTGGCTACCCAAACCCATTCGCAGGGCTATTCGCTATGGAGGCGTGGCGCAACTAAGCCATAACCGACCCCTATCCGTCTAAAGGGCGGGCGTACCAACTCGGTGCGCCCGCCCTTCGCTATTCCCCCCGAAGTCATACGCCACCGTCAGAAGAAGAAGGAGATGTCTGGGCGGCTCCGCAGCCCCGCTGGGTTCGCCCCCCAGATGGCAGGAACTCCTCGCTACGGCTGGCTTGGCTATGTCCGACCTGCGACTTGTTGCCCGTGCCAACAGACACACAAGAAAACTTGACAGTCTGAGGTACAAGTGGTACGCTCTCCCTATGGCTAAAACACTTACATGGGGTGGTCGTCAAGGGGCGACTGTCCTCTCCCTAATCCGTGAAGGTCGCCCTTGCGACATTGACGAAATCAAAGCGCAACTCGGCATGATGACCATGCTCGCCGTTTCGGGTGGGCGTGTTGCTCACTTGACCAACGAACAAGGTGAGACTGTCGGCGCACTATTACCTATTACGCATGACCGACGCATTGAGGTGGTGCTTGATTACTCGGATACCTACATTGTTAGCCGTATCCGTTTCGTAAAGCGTGGCAAAGACGCAAACACCGAAATCGTTGAGGCACGCACTCCTATGGTCTATTGCGACAACCTCGCTGAGATAGTCCTAGACCTATCGTCGTGGAAGTAGCGCAACTAATCGCTGGGTCTGGCGTTCGTGAGTGTGTCCGTAATCTGGCGCACTCCGAACGCAAGCCCATAAGCAGGTTGCCTATTGGCTCGCCTTGTCGCTTCGTGCGTACTGTGGACTTGCTAGTTCATGTCATACTGCCCGAACTGATACACGACATAATGCCACGCCTCGCTTCGTATCTACGACGCACCTCTCCACGCTGGGGTCGTTCATGGCGCAAATGGTGAAATAAATCTAGCCACTACCCCAAGTCAGACGGGCGTTCCGAAAGGTGCGCCCGTTTTTTTTGTGCTTGCGAACTCATACGCCACCGTCAGAAGAAGACAGGTCGCCGTCGGGTCTGAAGCCCCGCCTAGGGCGACCTCCGGTTGCGCCGGCGTCGCCAAGTTGCTGTCGCCGGTTAGACCAGACCAGCAGGTAACTTGCCGGCACGAAGCCTCTCGCCGGTACGGAGTCAAGTGACTTGTGGCAAAAGACTTGACATTGGGGCAATAGTGCGACAGAATAGTGTCATGACAAACAAACAAGAATGGGATGGTGAGTTCACGAATACTTGTTCGTGTGCTAACTACGACCCCGAAACAGACACAACCACACCACTTGACTACTGCGATGGCAGTTGTTGGGATGAACAAGTAGACAACTTCTACTACGCAGTCAAAGCGTGGTGGGACAACAATCCCTCTCTCAACGAGATTGGCAAGCGTGTATGGGCAGTAGACGGCTTGCCATTGTGGAATCGTTCAGTTGGTGGGCACTTCGTTGCCGACAAGATTGACGACTTCATCCGTGCCGTGACAGTCAATGCCGAATGGCGTTTGTGCTATTCCCTTAGCGGAGACACCCTTCACCTGAACCTCGCACACCACGACGTACCTATGGGGCGTGGATACACCGTTCGCTACGCCAGCGCAGACGAGTTGGAGACTGTCTACTAAACAGCAATAAAGATTCCCCCCGACTACGGGCGGGCGTGCCAAGTTGGTGCGCCTGCCCGTTTTTTTATGCCCGCACAAAGTCATCCGCCACCGTAAGAAGAAGACATCCCCGTTGCGGGTCGAGAGCCCCGCTGATAGATTATGACCATGAGCCTCTACCAATGCGTTGTGTGCGAAACCCCGATAGACCCAAATGCGTCGGGGACATTTCATCAGGTAACTTGCTGGGTGGAAGTGGGCAAGCGCACCAACATCAAGAACATAGACAGGTTGTATCGGTACGCACACCGTATTTGCGTGGAAAGCCCCACGCCAAATCAGACAGAGCGTCTGTTTGATTAGAGAACTACGAAGATAATCAGAAAGATAACGAGAGACAAGGCGATACTGTTCATTGTGGGGCTATTTCCCACTCGCCGTTATTCCCAAAATGGAGATTTCCGTCTGTCCATTTCCACGCATAGTCGCAACACGGCTTGTCCAACTCGCAAGGGTGTAACCCCTTGGGCAGTTTGCTCGCTATTCGTGGCAATGAAGTGAGAAGCGTCAAAGAGCAGTCGTGGCAAATGAGGAACTCGGGTGGGTCTTCCTCAATGAAATCGCTGAACCCACCGTAGTAGTCCATCGTTGCGATTTTCAGATACAAGCCATGTTCGGGAAGGTTCACCTGCGAGAAGCACGGAACATCGTTGCCACAACCATCGCACTTGATTACCTGAAAAGGCTTAGCGTCTTCTACTATTCCGTATTGTTCATTCACTTATTACGCACCTCAATAGTTTGTCCAACGATGATGATAGACGAACCATGAGAAGAAATCAAATCGGCTACTGCGACCTCAATGTTGCCGTCACAGTATTCCTCTGCGATAGCCCACATGGTGTCGTATGGCTGAACAACGACATTGGTCTCAACACAGGTGTATTTGTCCCAAGTGCTGACCGAAGTATTGACCAACCAAATCAACCCGAAGGCAACCAGCGACCAAAAAGCAACACGAACATAGGTTCGGACTAGGTAATAGTTAGGTGTACGCATGGATTACATGGTACAAACTACAACGATGAAAGTCAAGCATTGTTTGTCGGACATTTATGGTGTGCGCCCGTAGCAGAACTCAGACGAAGGTCTCATGCGCCACCGTCAAAAATAGATGCTGTCGCCACCCCAAGAGCCCCGGCTCAAACAGGTATTAGCACTACGCGTGTAGGAGAAATCCGATGGCAGTTAGAACTTGACCAGCAATGAAATGCTTGACTTACCTGTTGTTGTTCCCTACGGTTGTGGTATGAAACTAAATACTTTAGGCGTTGTTGTAACACTCACTAAGCCGACTGCGTGCGAAAACTGTAGCGATTTGCTCTCGGAAGGTGCTGTGGTCAAGCATCTACGGGGTGTCGGCTACCAGCATCTCGTCTGTGACGCTCTCGCAAGCACGAAACGTCGTCACCCGACGAACCGCAAACTGAACTAGCCCAGCAACGGGCGAAGTTCCTCAATCAAGCGTTTCGCATCACGCTTGTAGTTGGTATCCCAATCGGGTGTTCCTTGTGGGCTAGCAGGGTGCTGGGCATCACGAAAGACATACACGCCCTGTTCTATCGGCACTATCCAACCGTCTTTGACCTCAGTAAGACGGCTGTTCGGCACAATCAACGGGCTACCCGTGACGATACCTTTCTCCGGACGGTCAAACTGAGAAGCGGTGAAATCAACGAAATGATTTGGTGTTTCCACAATCAAGTGACCGTAGAACTTTCGGTCAAATGGGTTGCTCCCACTTTCCAGCTCGTTGCGAACCCATTGGTTTGACGGTTCAGACATCACGCCAACCGACCAAGCGGTAGGTGTAGAACGAAACGCATTGAGGTCGTTTCGCAAACGGAAGCCCTCGTTATTCCAACACACGGCATCTACTTGTGTAGCCCAGCATTGGACATTGTATTTCGCAAGCGCAACCGTGATTATGCGTGAAGCAAGAATACAAGCGTTGGGAACGACTACGGGTGCGACCTCACGAAGATAAAAGTCTTTGGCAACCTCTAGTACGGCTGTCTCTTTGTTGAGCGACAGTTCCCGTGTTCCCATAGTGGACAGGTTATCCCCTAAGTGGTTCAGAAAGCAACTTTGGCGAGGTGACTGTTGGCATAAGTGCTTGACGGAGAAGGTGGTCTGAACTCCGAGTGGGGTCATCCACCACCGTCAGAAGAAGAGGAGTTCCGTTTGCGCTCGTGAGCCCCGCCAGAAGACCATCCGGTTTTCTCGACGCCGGCTGGCTCGACGAAGGGTTGTTCGACGACGGCTCGCTCGAACTGCGCCTGCTGGTCGTGTGACTAGAAACACACAGGAAATACTTGCTATCCCACTTGTATCCCACTAGATTATGTGGTGGAGGTACTAATGACTGAGCCAACTCAGTCGTCAGTCACTCTCTTGGATGTAGCGAGTGTTGCGAAACAACTCGCCAACATCATTCAGGACTATGTGGAAACAAGCCCTGAACAAGAGATGACCGAAACTCTCCGTGAGGTTCACGCACAGGCGTTTCGCTTGTGGTGGAACCTTTCGGGAGTGACGACATTACCCGAATAAGGATTACCCCGCTGAGACCCCCCACTCGGCGGGGTTTTTCTTTGCCCCCGAACGCCCTAGAAGGGCAACTCAGTCCCCGTGCGACCCCAGATGGCGGGGCTTCTGGGGTCAAGTCCCAGTTGGAACGTGGATGCTGTCCAGATGTGGGCTGAGTCCAAACTTTTACTCAGTCCAGACATTGTGCGAGTACGAATAACTTGCTTTTCGGAAACCCATTGGCTAAACAGGTAACCCTTCGGAGTTCATACGCCACCGTCAAAAGAAGACGACCCGTCGGCTGCGCCGCCGAAGCCCCGCTGGTTCAGTCCCTTGGTCTGGTCGGCGGGCGGCTGAGGAGCGACAAAACGGCTTGTCCGCTTCTGGCTTGGTGACGAAACACACAAAACAAAACTTGACTTTGTGGGGCACTTGTGTCTAAAATCTAGGTATGAAGGAAAGCGAACAACTTTTCGTGGACTTTTGGAAAATCGTGATAGAGGACTTGGACGGCTCGCCATCTCAGGGAGACTTGCTAGAACTCACTCACGAAACTCAGGTTGCGCTGTTTGGTTGGTGCGGCTGCGAGGACAACGAGGGAAACGAAAACCCCTACGAGGACTGCCCACCACACGGTGCGCCGAGGTTCGCATAAACAACAAGGAGACAAAATGGGATACACCCACTATGTGCGCCGACCAGTAAAAAATGCTGGCTCGGCGTACTTCTACGCAAAACTCGCACTAGACGCTAAGCGACTGTGTGACTTCGCCAACGCCAACGGTATTCGTATCCGTAACGGTATGGGCGAGGGAGAACCCGAGTTCACCGAGTTCCACTTTTCTATCAACGGTGACGCAAGTCAGGGTCTAGACCACGAAACCTTTTTTTGGGCTGGGATACCCGAACACCCCGAATGGCGTAAGGGCGAAAAACACTACTTTGACTTCTGTAAGACGGCGATGAAACCGTATGACGCTGCGGTGACGGCGATACTTATCCGTGCCAAATCCATCTACGGGTCGTGCGTGATTATCTCATCTGACGGCGACTGGGAAACAGACTGGCAAGACGGGCGCAAACTGTACGAGACCGTATTCGGAGAGATGGCAAACTGCCCGTTTTCAGAGGTTGCTGTTTAGCACTAAGTCGCTAGACTGAGTTCACGCCACCCCTGCGCCGAGAATAATCTCGGTTGTGGGGGTGGTTTTTTTATTCCCCCGAACAGGTCATCTGCCACCGTCGCAAGAAGACGACCCGCCTTCGGCGGCTCAAGAGCCCCGCTAGCTTCAGGCCCGGCCGGCCCAGCTCGAGCTCTCCGGGCCGCTGCGACATCGAACTGCTTCGACTGACCTGGTTTGGCTGTAACACCATGTGTCCAAAGTCATTTGACATTTACTGACCAAGCCCTGCTCTTATCCGTCAACTAAGGGTGGGGAAAGTCCCCAGAGGAGAAACATGAAAACAACCACCAAGCAAGTCCTTCACGGACTTGAGGCTTCACGCCGTGTGGGTTGGGCAAAGTTCTACGAGGAGAAGTCAAAGCGCGACTCTGAACGCGACGACCTTCTGTCGGAGAACGCTCAACTCAAGTGGCTCGTACGCCTACTCATCAAGCGCATTGTGTTCCATGAACGCCTGCACAACGACGACTCGCTCGTCATTCTTGCGAAAGAGTTAGAGAAGTCCGTTTAGAGGTTGACAAGACGCGTTTCGTCCTGTACTCTCTCGCGCTACCTAACACTACAACGCCACAAGGCAGAAAGGAAGTTGCCCTGTGATGCCATCACTCTGTATTGCGGTCTTGCTTGCAATCGTACTGTTCTAAAAAGCAAGAATGAATCGGGCGTACTCCAATGTGGGTGCGCCCGATTTTTTTTGTGCCCGTCTTCCTCCACCGTCGACCTTGTCGAGGTTAAAGCGCGGGACTCTCGAGGTCTTCTCGAGAAGGGCGTGCGTCGCCATCTGGGACATTGACTTTCTGACATCAACTCGGTATGTTGGCAACTTCTTTGGGTCAAGCAGGATAGTTGCGCTCGCAACTAAACGGTTTACTGGATAAGTTCCTCTGCTCAACCCCTCGTGCGACGGCAACTGGGAGTTCTTCCCGCGTTCGGCTCCGCAGCCCCGCTACGAAGCCGAGTAGCCGGCGGCAGCGTCCGGAGATTTCCGGTGTTCCGGTTGATTTAGCAGTAAGTCGGCGTTAGGTGTACCTAACTGTTAGGCGAACCTAACAGACGTGTGATGGGCGACACACATTTACTCTTGTGACGGGCGACACAGGAAACGTGACCGCCGACACAGGGGTTGAAAGTGTGACTGCCGACACATTTTAGAGTTGTGTCAAGTGTCACTAAACAAAACTTGACACTTGGGCATAAGTGGGATAGGGTGGCGGTATGAACACAGAGGGCGTACCCCGTCTTGACTTCGGTCAATGCGATGACGCACCCGAGTGGGGCGATGATTTACACCGAAAACAAGTGCGCTACTCCATCAAGCGAGTGAACCGCATTGAGTTTGGAAAAGTCAAGCCCTATTGGGTCATCGTTGATAACGAGAAAGATGAACTACCCGAGTGGGCATACGGACTATTTCCTATGCGTCTCTACGCCGTAGCCCGACTACAAAAGTACCTGCTTGGTTGTTTGCCAAAAGTTCGTTGGCAACTAGAAAAAGAACTAGAAAACAGCCCACTCACATTCACTCTCCGCAAAAAGTCCGAACTCCGCTACCCGTAGTACCCCCCAAAGAGGGGCAGGCGTACCAAAGTGGTGCGCCTGCCCTTTTTTTATTGCCCGTGAACGTGCGAACTCCTCATCCGCCACCGTCAAAAGTAGATGCTGAGCCACCCAGAAGTCCCGCCAAAAACACATCAGACATCAGGTCGTCGCTGGGTCTGGGACATCAAGCGAAGTTGGTCGGCTGGAAGGTGAACTCGGCTTTCGTGTCGTGAACGCTCTGTGTGTTCGTGCGACCTCACGCACTCGGCTAGCAGGTGGTGGGGCGCAAGTGTCCTAAGTCACTCTCTGAAAGTTGCGAAAGTGGTACGAAGGTGCTTGACTAGTCACTAGTCATTTCGCTACTCTGGAAAGTACCTACTAGAAGGGGAGCGAGATGAAGATACACCAGATACTCATACTCTCTGTTCTACTGACCGAAGTGTTCGCACCTTGGGTCATTGAGAAACAAGAGAAGTGGGACAAGTGGAAGCAAGAAGCGTGGGGGGTTGAGAAGTGACCGTCCTCGCAATAAGCGTAGTAATCGCATTGTTTTTGCTCTAACCAACCAAGTACCCCCAAGAACGCACCCGTCCGAAAGGGCGGGTGTTTTCTTTTGTCCCCGAACTAGCCCGTGACCTAACTCGTGAGCAGTTCCCGTCAGTCGCCCGACGGCAACCAGAAGCCGACGGGTTTGATGGCTCGGTAGGCGGGGCTACCGAGGTGTACGATGAACGGGATGTCCGAGACGTTGACCCTCTCAAACGACCACTTGGTGCTGGACTTTCCCTATGATGCGGACAGAGTTGCCGAGATAAAGCGCATAACAGGTGCGAAATGGGACAGAGTTAGCCGTGTATGGCGTGTGCCTATCCACAGCCTTGACGAAGCACGGCAGTTCGCAGCGAAGCACGACTTCCACATTGACCCCGATGTTTTGACCTTTTCCACGCCACGAAGGGCGTTTTCCCCAAAGGGGGTTTACCGCAAAGATGACTGGGTGTACCTGAGTTTCGCCTACGAACCCGTACTCGTGAAGGCGGTCAAGGGAGTCCCGGGTATTACCTGGGATGGCGAAGCCAAAGCCTGGCGGGCGCCGCTGACGGCGATTCGGCACGCACTCCTCTGGGCGGAACGGTTCAACCAACCCGTAGACCAAGAACTTGTTGAAATGGCTGACGAAGTTGAGCGGCAGCGCACGGAAACCCTTGCGGCAGCGAAGGCTGTTACCGCAGAACTGGACATACCGACCCTCCAAGGAAGCCTGTTGCCTTATCAAAAAGCTGGGATTCTCTACGCAGTCAACGCAAAACGGTCGTTTATCGCCGACGACATGGGACTCGGAAAGACAATTCAGGCGATTGGCGCGCTCGAGCACGCCGGAGCTTATCCGGCCCTCGTTGTTTGCCCTCCGGGGCTGGTGTTGAACTGGAAGAAGGAGTTTGCGAAGTGGCTGCCGAATCGTCGAGTTGAGGTTGTCGCAAATCGTTCCGAGCTACCCGACCGCAAGCAGCTTGATGTTCTTGTTGTCGGCTACTCAAACATTGACCATTGGTGTAAGTCGCTTCTTGGTTTCAAGAGCTACGTATTTGATGAAAGCCATTACGCAAAGACACCGACAGCAAAACGAACAAAATCCGCAATCAAGATGGCTCGTTCTGCAGATGACGACGGCTTGGTCCTGTGTTTGACCGGTACGCCCATCACCAACCGTCCTGCTGAGTTCGGTCCTCAGTTGGACATCCTTGGGCAGCTCAATAAGTTCGGAGGCCTGTGGGGGTTTTATCGTCGTTACTGCGGCGCATTTCGTGACCGTTTTGGACAGTGGCACATTGACGGTGCGACAAACCTCGAGGAGCTTAATGACACTCTCCGTGCTACGTGCTACATCCGTCGAACCAAAGACCAGGTTCTTTCGGACTTGCCGGCCGTAAGACACTCCCGCGTTGTTGTAACCGGTACGACGGCAGCGATGAAGGAGTACAACGAAGCCCGCGAGGACATCATTCAGTACATCACTAAACGAGCGCGAGAGATTGCTCTCGAGCTTGGGAAGCCGATTTGGTCTGCCGCAGTTCAGGCCAAAATCAAAGCCGAATCAAATGAGCACCTCGTCCGCATATCCGTGCTTCGCCGTCTTGCCGCAAAAGCCAAGATGGACTCGGTGTATGAGTGGATTGACTCAAAGATTGCCACCGGGGACAAAGTTGTTGTCGCCGCTCATCACCGCGACATTGTTGACGCAATAGCCGAGCACTACTGCGGTCTCAAGATTCAGGGCGGTATGACAGTTGAGGACGTTGAGGAAGCCAAGGCAAAGTTCCAGGCTGGAGACATCGACGAAGCACCCGTCATTGTCTTGTCTATCCAGGCCGCAAAGACAGGCCACACATTGACCGCAGCTCAGGACGTCTTGTTCGTTGAGTTGCCATGGACGCCGGCCGACGTCGACCAGACATACAGCCGCTGCCACCGCATTGGCCAGAAGGGTTCAGTTATGTCGACATACATGCTTGCCGCGGGAACTATCGACGAGGAGATTTTTGAGCTCATCGCAACAAAGCGCAGTATCGTTGAGGCAGCTACCGAGGGGGTTGAAGGAGAAATGACCATGGGCACAGAACAGATTGTCATGAATTTCCTTGCCGAGGGACTTGCCGGCCAAGATGCGTGACGGATTGATAATTCTTGCTGTCGTTGCATCCGGCGGACTATTCTTGGGGTGGGCAATTCGACGAATATCGGAGGACATATGGGATATATGAGCGCCTACGACCTTGCCTCACAGCAAGAGGATTTGACATACCAGCAAGCAGTAGAGATGCACCTGATGTCCAATCATTACCCGCCCGTATCTGCAGACTTCGCTCCGTCGTGCATCCAGGCGATTAAGTCCTTCGTGATAGCCGCATTGTCTGTAGACGCCCACGGCGAAGAAGAGGTGTATCAGCAATTGCAGAACACGCTTATCGAGACGCCCATCGGAATGCGTAGTGCCGCAGAGCTTGTTGAAGCACTCCACCTCGATGCGTTTATCGATTACGAGCTACATAAGCATGGAATATAACCGCAAGAGTGCACCGCAGCGCGCAGTTCTAGAAATCATCAAGGCCGGAGAGTGGAGTAAGGTCCAGTATCTCCACAAGCTCGAGTGCGGACATATTGAGACCCGCAAGAGAGCTGCTAGCACTCCAAAGATTTCTTGTCTCGGATGTGTTCAGGCAGATAAGGCAGAGCAGGTTCTTGCAAGCCTCGCAAGACCGGCAATCATCGAACCCCCAATTGAAGAGATATGGCGCGACGATATCGCAGAAGACGTTGCTCATACCGAGCAGGAGATTGGCTTCATCCGCGCAGGAATCGCTAACCGTCTCGGGATATCCGCAGAAGCCGTTGACGTCGTGATGGAGCAAGATGAAGAGGGTGTCCACCTGTCGTATGTAGTCGTATTCTTCGACGCATCTACCGCTCGTCGTATGGCGAGCCCGGATAACAGAATTGTCGACATCTGACTAGGATGTAGGTATGACAGAAAACATCAAGAATCCAGACCCAATCAAACAGCTAACGGCAGAGATACGGCAACTCGACCGAGAGATTGCCCAGCTCAATCGTGAGATTCTCAAGCTCGAGAAGGAAGAAGCAAAGCAAAACAAACTTGTCGCAGAAACAACAAAAGAATTGGTGCGACTTGACCGAGAGATTGCTCGCCTAACGCCGAAGCCGGCAAAGAAGAAGGTTCAGAGCTCCTGAGCTTCTTGTTCCTGCTGTACCGTATATGCGCGTGTGCCAGGTCCTATCGGATTCACTGAAGTGATATTGAACTCGTGAATCAGAAGATTACGCACCAACCAGTGGAGCGGGTACGACCGTGCGTCTTTGATGTGTTTCTTCCGGAACTCGGCGCAGAACGCCATTGCGCGTTTCTTTAGACCCGGCGTAGCCATGTTGTCTTCGATGCACTGCTTCACTCCGTCCCATCCATGAGATGCGTATTGCATGATTCGCGCCTCAAGGTCATAGTCAGGCCACCAGCGGCGTTGAGCATCGATGTGCGGGAAGCACTCGTATAGGCGGTCGTAGAAATCTGGTTCGGTTGCAACAACATCGCCAATGCGTCGAATTGCTACCGCGTGGAGCGGAATACCAACCCGAGTATTCGAGCCAGTCATAGCCGCCATGTCGTAGTACTCGCAGTACTCTCCGCCGTGTTCTTCCGTAATGAACTTCAGAACATCGTCCGTTGTCCAGTCGTAGATGACTTTCGCGAAACGGAGTGGGATGTTCTTCTTCATCTTGAATGGAATCACAATGTAGTTTTCGTGCAACTTCTGGACACACGAGCGATAGCGAATCATTGACTCATTCGCCCGTACGCCCGTAATGAATGCAACGCGCCCCTTCTTGCCCTGCATCGTGTAGTAGTCCACGGACTGTGGGAGCACTTTAGAGGGGTCTAAACCGAAGTTCTCGGCTCTGATAGCCCAAGGGGGCATTTCACGCACGAGACGGCCTTCTGAGGCCCTGTACGGGCTCCATATGAGGCAGTACTCTCGTCGTCCGAGCACCCATACCTCCTGCCCGTAGGGGAGGCAGTACCACTCCATGTCAACCCAGTCATAATTGCGTACTTTTTCTACGAACTTGACAACCGAGGGGCTCACCATCTCCTCGTCGCGGAAAATTACCTTGACGGGTCCAAGACCACGTTCTTCGTGTATTTCCTTAGCAAGGTAGAGGACCGCAGTCGAGTCTTTGCCGCCAGAGAACTGCACGCATACCGTGTCGAACGTGTCATAGACGTGGCGCATCCGCTCACGCGCTGCGTCAACGCAGTTGATGTTGAGGAAGAGCCGCTGCCGAGTCACTGTGTTATTCGCTGTGAGCGAACTCGAGTTCCATCCGGCCAAGCGGTGTAATTGAGTAACGCGGCTCGCCCTTGCTGGTGTAGTCGGTTATCTCGATGAAACCCAATTTGAGCATCTCGTTTAGATAACTTTGAAGTTCTTCTCTATCGATGTGCTCTGTTTTTGTTTTCTTGTTTTTCCAGAAACCCATTTTCTTCTCCTTGTGGGCTAGACGGGAATTGAACCCGCGACCAACACTTTATAAGAGTGCTGCTCTAACCACTGAGCTACTAGCCCGAGTGATTAGCCGCGTATTCGACGGTAGGTATTACGCATGGACACCGCAATCAGAATTGCATAGCTAATTGCAGTGCTCGCTAATACGGTCAGACCAATGAGGGCCAAACGTAAGGGAGCGAAGGGTCTTCTGTCCATCCGAACTGAGTATAGTGCTCCGGAAGCTTGCGTAGCAAATTTGCTCGGTGGCTAGCGTGGACGTTGTCGTCTCCCCACCATGCGGGAAGGTCGCTCCAGTCTGGCTCAATGATGTCCATCATCTTCTGCAGGCACGTATCGTTATACCCGCGAGCAATCCACGCCTTGCAGATGTCGATGCCATATGCACAGAGACCGTTTGCGTGACCACTCCACATCTTTGTTGCTGGGTGATTTGACCAGCCGTAGCCAGGAATGGTCAAGCTCTTCAGTAGTTGAAGTGTCTCAACCCGCTGTTTTCCTAGCCGGCGGTAATCAAGACATTCAGCCGACTTGGTGAATGAATCGTAAGGTACGAACGTTTGCATTTAATAATCCCTTCTAGTAGTGTGCCTCATCGTACATACCGGCTCAGGGAATTGCAAATGGGGGATTATGACTCTCAAGAACCTAAGAACATTCGAAGTACTCGAATACGACCAGCACGGAGACGGAACCAGGGTGTGGCATGCCAGGTGGAATGGTGGCGGCGAGATAACTGTGTATCTGGGCACGTCTTCAGAAGACGAGATACTCGTTAAACGCCTTCAAAAGATTCAGGTAATCAAGGGGCGAAAGAATATGCGAGTCAACGAGTTTCATCAAACGGTATCCGAGTTCATTGAGTCAATGCTCGAAGCCGAGAAAGTAACAGGGAAACAATGGAGCGCATAGTCGAGTATCAGGAGTTCATAAAGAAGTTCGCCATTTATCCAAAAGACCAAGCGCTCAGCTATCTGGCACTGGGTCTCGCATCCGAGGTTGGCGAAGTAACAGGAAAGCTCAAGAAACTAATCCGAGATAACGGCAGTGTGATGTCCGACGAACAACGACGCGCACTCAAAGCAGAACTAGGCGACGTCGCTTGGTATCTTTTTATGCTTGGGACCGAGATGGGACTAGATATGGCGGAAGTCCTCGAAGAGAACGTCATCAAACTGGAAGGGCGTTTGCACAGAGGCAAGCTTGGTGGCAGCGGCGACAATCGATAAAAAGTGAGGTGCGCCCCCACCCGAAAGGTGAGTGAGGACGCCCTCACATCGCGGAGTTCGTCCAATGTCCGGCGAGAGTTGGAACGTGTCTTGCGCGACACTGGAAGCCTATACCAAGACAATGCGGTGCTAAGGTAGGTGCAGGAGAATCACATATGGCTCATGAAATCGAGATAAACAAAGGCAAAGCCCGCATGGCTTATGCGCTTGGTGGCGACCGCAAGGCCCCATGGCATCGTCTCGGTACACCCATGGCTGGCCTTCAGACGATGGACGCAATGCTCCAGGCGGCAGACGCCGACTTTGACGTCGTGCTCACGCGGGTTGCAGCTGTTGACGAATACGGCAATCTGATTCGCGATAACGAAAACAACGTTGTAATGATTGAAGACAGCAGAGCTACAGTTCGACAGAACGCGGATGGGAGCTTTACGCCTCTTGCCACTGTTGGTACCCGCTATGAAGTTCGTCAGAATAGAGAAGTACTTGAGCGTGCATTAGCAATTGTTGGCGCATCACAAGGTGACGCAGTTATGGACACAGTTGGCGTGCTTCGCGGTGGAGCAAGATTCTTCGCAACAGTCGAGCTGGACGGTCTAATCATTGACCCGAAGGGCGTTAACGACAAAATCGATAGATACCTTGTTATTAGCTCCGGGCACGATGGAGTATGGCCAATCCGCTATGCAAACACGGATATCAGAGCGGTATGCAACAACACTGTAATTATGGGCCTGAAGAACGCAAGTCGTGTATTTACTGCCCGACACACCCGCAATGTCGACTCAGCGATTGAAGACGCACGCGAGGTGCTCAATATGTCGGTGAGCTGGGCGCAGTCGTTCTCTAGGGAGGCCGAGCGCATGCTTGGCATCAAGGCTCCGATGGGCGGCACAAAGGTAGATGCCGTAATCAATACCGTGTTCCCGAAGGATAAAGACGAGACCACTCGCCAGAAGAACAACCGTGAAGAGGTCAACAACATCATCCGCTCCTTGTACATGAATGAGCGGAATGGCGCAAAGTACGGGTTTAACGGATGGTCGCTCTACAACTCAATCGTGGAGTATCTGGATTTCTACCGAGCAGTTGATTCAACATCCAGTGCTATCGCGTCAATGGACGACACGTCCTCAATTACGCAAAAGAAGTTGCTTGCACATCGCGCGGTGGTATCATAAGTACATGTCTGATGCCTCCTCAAACGAATGGGATGATGACGAAGAGTTGACAGACCTCGACGACGAGGAAGGGCTCGATGTGTCTGAGGAAGAGCTAAATGAAGCGATGTCTGAGCTTCATAAATCGATATTCGAAAACAAGGTGATTAGCACCTTTGTAAAGAACGCCTATGATTTCGGTGGAACCAACACCCTGCTTGAAGTGGTGAATTGCGTTGAGCGAAAGATGGGATGGCGTGCAGAGCTCGTTGCTGACCGTGCCGCGCTTGATGACTACATGTTGTATCGCTTTGAGACATTTGACGAAGAGATATGGGAGCACTACCTGAATTCAGATGAGTATCAGGAGCTCATCTATGACGTAGCTCACATGTCGCAGCAGTCGCTATATCGATTTGCTGATAAATACTCAGTTGGCACATCGCCAAAGCAGATGTTGCGCAACCGGGTACGAAACATGCTCTCGAGACTTTACAAGAAATTTTGACATTCTGATTTTCGCGCAGTATGCTGTGCGAAACACCACATGGGGGTCAGATGTCCGAGCAACCAAAGTTTGTCAATTACTACCTACCGGAGCCAATACCAGTTCCAGATTTCAACGGCGATTGTCGTGGCCTTCCAACTGATTGGTGGTTCCCCCCACTCCGACAAGACAAGCAAGTAAAGATAAACACTGCTCGCGCGCGAGTGATATGCGATTCGTGCCATGCGAAAGAAGAGTGTCTTGCTTTCTCCTTGAAGTACCCGAGCCTGCATGGAATATGGGGAGGAACGACACCAAATATGCGCAAGCGTCTCCGCAATCCAGTAACGAAGAAAAAAGTAGTTAAGCAGTAGACATGCCCATTGACCCAGTAGACAACATGTTGTCTCGTCTTCACAGTGTGAAGAAGATGGACGACAACCAATGGATGGCGTCATGCCCATGTCGTGATGACGACAAGAATCCATCACTTGCGGTTAGCCGTGGCAAAGATGGCGAATGCATGGTGTATTGCCATCGCGGAATGTGCAATGCGGAAAAGATATTCCAGTCTGTTGGTCTTAATCTTGCAAAGGACGGATTTGTGCGCGACGAGCCACCACGTGAGGCAAAGAAGAAGAGCAAGAAGCTAGTAAAGACCTATACCTATCGTGATGAAGACGGAAACGTCTTATACGAGAAGCTCCGCTACCTAGTCGAAGATGGAACCAAGTCGTTTTCGCACCGTCGTCCTGACCCAAGCTCTCCTGGCAACTACATATACAACCTCAAGGACACCCGCAAGGTCCTGTATCGCTTGCCTGAAGTCATAGCTTCGATTGCTGCCGGGGAAGATATCTGGTTGGTCGAGGGCGAGAAGGATGCAGACATCATCTACGAGCGCTATGGCATACCTGCCACGACGATGACGAACGGCGCTAATAGCTGGGACCCGTCGTACACGCTCACCCTCGCTGGAGCTGCGAATGTACACATCCTTGCCGACAATGATGATGTTGGAAAGCTTCACGCAATTGGCGTTCGTGATGACCTCATGGCGGCTGGCATCAACGCAATTGCCTGGGTTTCTAAGCATGCCAAGGATGCATACGACCACATCCAGGCAGGTTACGAAGTCGATGGAGATTCGCTGAAAGAGTTGACCGACAAGGACCTACCAGAGTCTGTCGTAATCGAAGACATCCCAGAGGATGAGGCACCCGAGGAGAGTGCAGAAGACCGGCTACTCGAAGAGATTACGAAGATTCTGAATCGTGAGCAGATGGAGTTCGAGCAGAAACTCAATCGCATTTCATTCGCTCTCAACAACTTCAGTGCCACGTCATTTGAGGATTACGGACGAACTGTCAACTGGCAGGAGTTCTTAACGGAGGCAGACAACGACACATACGAGTGGGTGATTCCAGGATTGCTAGAGAAGCAAGAACGCGTAATCGTCGTAGCCGCTGAAGGCGTTGGTAAGACCATGCTTGCTCGCCAGGTGGCAATTGCATCTGCTGCAGGACTCCACCCATTCACGTTCCAGCCAATGCGTCCTATTCGTACCCTGACTATTGACCTTGAAAACCCTGCTCGTATCATCCGTCGCACTTCTCGCAGCATTATGGAGAATGCAATTCGTCTTTCCCACGCCAAGACAGTTGACGCACACCTGCATATCCACCCGTCTGGTCTAGACCTTACGTCCACAAAGGACCGCATCTTTGTTGAGCAGTTGGTCGAGCAGGTTCGCCCACAGCTGATTTGCCTTGGACCGTTGTATAAGTCATACGTAGATAACGGGAGTCGCACTAGCGAAGCTCTGGCAATCGAGGTAGCGAAGTTCCTCGACCGAATCCGCGACGTGTATGACTGTGCTCTATGGCTGGAACATCACGCTCCACTAGGTTCCTCGATGACCACCCGCGAGCTGCGTCCATTCGGTTCGTCCGTGTGGTCGCGTTGGCCAGAGTTCGGCATCTCCATCACGCCAGACCCCCTCAGCCCTGAGGGCTACGTCTACGATGTGCGGCACTTCCGCGGAGCCCGAGACAAGCGCGCATGGCCAATAAAGATGAAGCGTAGTCTCCGATTGCCATTTGAGGTTATAGAATTTATGAAGGAGTAAAGAGTATGCCGAAAAACAATCAGCCAGTCAGCAGGGAGTTCCTGGCTGAAAGAGACCTGCGCATATTTAAGATGCGTCAGGCTGGCATACCAACCAACGAGATTGCGCGTCGTTTTGGCATGACCACAAGCGCTGTTGGCAGCTCTGTGCGTCGACAGCTAGAGAAGATGAACAAAGAGGCCCTCATGGCGTATCCAGAGGTCCTACGCATGGAGCTGGAGCGCCTGGATGCGTTACAGCAGGCCATCTGGCCGCTAACGCAGTATCGCAAGGTCAAGGCAGACGATGGGACGGAGATACAGGTTGAACCAGACCTTAAGGCCGTGCAGACGCTGTTGTCCATTATCGATAGGCGCGCAAAGCTGCTTGGCATGGAGCAGAACAACGTGAACGTCCAGATGGATGTCACAACGTCACCCGCAATACGCTCAACACTCGCTGGTGCAATACCGAAGTCAGCCGCAGACCAGTTCTCCCCAGAGGCTGAAGCGCGCAAACTCCTCGCATTGATGGGTGATTCTGGCGTGCTCACCAAGGAGTACATTGACGGGATACTCGGCAAAACCCCAGAATTAGAGCAAGCAAACATCATTGAACTTACACCCGCAGAGGATGAGGCTGAACTAGAATCCGAAGAGTGATTCACGAGTCGATTAAGAAGCTGGCTAAGCCAATTGAAAAGCTCCTGCCACTAGAGAATAACCCGCGTAGGGGCGACATAGACGCCATTGCTGCGTCGTACGCAGAATTCGGACAGGTGAAGCCAATCGTTGTTAAAGACAACGGAGACGACACATTCACTGTTATCGCAGGCAATCACCAGGTGGAGGCAGCCAGGAAGCTTGGGTGGGACGAGATTGCAGCAGTCGTTCTTGATGCGGATGACAAAAGAGCCGTGGCATTCGCCCTCGCAGATAACCGCACAATGGAGCTTGGACACTCAGAGCAGTCGCAGATAATTGACCTCATCTCCCAGATATCTACGGATTACTCCTCGCTGTTGGACGACCTGAAGTGGGACGAGTTCGAGATGGCAGCCATGGATGAGTGGGTTGAGCGGAATGAACCAAACGAGAACGACGAACTAGATGATGGCTATGTTCCGCCTCCATTTGTTGGCAGCGTAGACCTCGAGAAGATAGACGTATCGAAGACCGACGCTGGTGAAACCAAACTGACAGCAAAAGACGGCGTTGATGAAGTTGACGCGGTTACCCGTGGCAGTGGTGCAGCGGGAACGTCCACTGCCGGTAAGGCAGTCGTTCAGTACACGCTTGTGTTTGATGATGCGGACCAGCAGCGCGATTGGTACTCATTCATTCGTTTTCTGCGTAGCTCACCCGTATATGAAGGTGATACGACCGCTGAGCGACTGATGAACTTTATTCAGTCACACGCTGACTTTTAGGGCGTCGGGCAACCCATAGCCCAATAAAGATTCCGTGTGCTAGACCGATGATTATTCCCGATACATACATGTAGAGTTTCATCACTTAATCCAGTTAGACAAATCCTTTTCCAGCTGAGCGGCATTGCGTGCGCCGACCATGGTTTTCACAGCATCGCCATTCTCGAACAACACGATGGTTGGAACACTGTAGAGACTGTACACCTGGGCAATCTCTGGGTACTCGTCGATGTTGACCTTGCCAACTTTGAAGTGCTCCCCGTGTGCTTTTGCGAATGCCTCGTACTCGGGCTTCATCGCCTTGCACGGTCCACACCAAGGGGCCCAGAAGTCGACTACTACCGGCTTCTCGCTATCGATGAATGCTGGGAATGTATCTGATGTGACGTCCTCAACCATGACTGTCAGCGTACAGGACAGGCGCCAGTAGCGCAGTTATCGAGGTCGAGCATTTCACCCGTAAAGGCCTGGAGCGGCACAGTGAAGTCAACCTTGCTGAGAAGCTTCTCGTACTGGTCTTCAGTGATTTCCTCGTATGGAGGAAGTGGGAAGTTGTGGTCGCTGTGGAGCAGGAAGGACACGGACTTGACGCCCTTGTCGTAGTTCTTTGAGAGCCACTCCTGGATTGCTGGGAGTTCTTCCTTGCGGTAGTAGACGGTAACCGATACGGCGTTGTCAGCCCATACGGTCTGCATCTTCTTGACCCACTCAAGCTGGTCTACAGCAGTCATGTTTGCTGCCAGAACTGCATCATCCGGGGATGTGCATGGGAAGTCCACCACGTAGCGAGTGTGGTCTTCGCGGCCGTCAATACCGATGTCCCACTGGACCTTGTAGCCACGCTTGCGGCATGCATCTACAAGTGGGTCGGATGCACCGAAACGCACCCGTCGGATGTAGAAGCGGGCATACCCAGGGTGAATGCCAGGGGTCACGCCAGGAAGCAGTGAGAGCGTTCCTGAGGGCTGTACGGTCGTTAGACGAACCGATGCTGGCCAACCGCGCTCCTGCGAGTATGTCTCGTCGTAGGCCTTGAGGTGCTTGTACGCCTCATCCAGCCAGGCAACCTTCTCTTCGGAGACCTGGAGGACACCCGTGATGCTTTGACCGAGTCGGGCGTTCTTGCGCACGATTTCTGTCGTCTTGGCATACGGGTATTCGAGGCGTGTGATTTGCTTCTGGACCTTATAGAGCAGCGTTGAGATTTCCTTCAGTTGAGCAAGCGACTCTACGTTTGGCAGGAAGATGGTCGACAGGTTGCATGATTCTCCGTCTGCGAGGCCGATTTCTGCACAGGGGTTGAAGCCTTCGATGGAGTTGTCAACTGCACGCTCTCCAAGACGACCATAAGAACGAGCCAGCTTGCGGTTGACGAGACCATACGGTTCGCCTGAGCCGTCGTAGCCCTTCCAAAGCTCTGGCATGATTTCCTCATAGGCATCGGCATAGATGCTGTTGTTGGAGTTGGCACGCCATGCTGGGATGGTACCCGTAGACCAATTCTTGGCACGAATGAAAAGAACGTCATCTGGGTCACCAATTGCAATCTGCGCTGAACGGCGTGATGAGCCAGATACGACGATACGACCGATGATGTTGCAGATGTCGAGTACGTCGATTGAACGGAGCTTCTTCCCTTCGCGATTCTGCATGACCTTGCAGATATCTGCGACTCCATCGATGAGTGCACCTGGACCGGATGCTGTGCCACCGAATGTCTTGAGTGGTGCACCGAATTCACGGATGAGAATCGTTGAGTATGAGAAAGACTTACCCGTGTCGAAATATGACTTCAACACTGCATGAAGCAGACGCTTCCAACCTTGACGCGAGTCTGGCACGATGATGTCTGCATCGTTGGAGCGTTCGTGAGTAATCGAAACTCCTGCCTTGACCTTTGGTAGTTCGTGAATCTTTGAGCGCTCTACAGAGAAGCCAACTCCACCACCAAGCATGAGGTATTCGAACAGCAGTTCGAAGTCTTCGATTGATTCGATGTTTGTGAAGTAGCAATTGTTCAGTGACGTCGCATTGAACTTCTTGACCAGTGGCGTTCCAAGTTGCCAAAGTGCTCGGCCGGAGAGTGAGCAGCGCAGATTGAACATGTGGTCGAATAGCGCTTCGGCTTCCTTCTGCGTAAACGGTGTACCAATTTCGACAGCACCGTTAATAGCCCGTGTGATGGTTTCTGTCCAAGACTCATTACGACCTAGCTCTTCTATTGGGCGACTGTATGTACGCAGGTATACGACTTCTCCAAGTCCTCCGAAACCCCAAGGTGAGGTCTTGTTCTTGTATGAATCGATGAATTCGGGGGACAGCAACGACATGTCATTTTTCTTTCTGTAGGGATTTATGGGAAACTCAATTTTACACGAGTCACAAAAGTGATGCGTCTAGTTGACTTTTATTCCAAGTTCCCTTGCTTTGTCAACTGTGACATACGTTCCTGCTCTCGCAAGAACGACTTTAGCAGTCGCAAATGGCGTTATCTGCTTTTCTCCATAAATTGTTTCGTCAACGTAGATAAGTTTTTCTTGACGTCGCGAATCATGATTACTATTGCGAAGTGCTATGTGAATATCCTGTGGATTGTGGTCAGATGGTGCACAATCACCCGTAGGGTGTCCACAGACTAGGCATGGTTCTCTGTCTGCTCGAAGTATTGGAATGTCTCCAAATAAAGTGTCTTTTGAGTAAAAGGCATCAGACATAGGACTATTCTACACCTGTGGAAAACGTGTATATCGAAGGTACGCTTCATACACATGCCAGCAACCAAGCGAGTGTACGTAATCAAGGACCCTTCTAAATGGAAGGAGTACTCAAGCATCTCCTTCATGAAGCGTGGGGCGTCATCAACACGCTCTGTGCTTTGCTACTTAAAGATGATGCGAGGTAAGCCCGTAACGGCTCTACAGACACGCAAGATGTTTCCTGCGTTCTTCAAGGGACCAGTTGAGGCTGGTCGCATTCTCAAGACTCTTACGAAACGTGGATTCGCTCAAGAGGTATACGAAGGTGCCTGGCGTATCACGCCAGTTGGTGAGAACGCAATTTACTTGCTTGCCGCCAGGGACAAGCTAAAGCATGCGATTGAAGACGACTAAGAAGACGCTTAGTTTCTAAACCAGGCGAAGAATCTCTCCTTGAGAGATGGATTCTTTACGTCGCCTGCATAGATGACTGTGCCAGTCTTTGGTGCTTCAGGAGCAGCAACTGGCGCAACAGCGGCTACCAAGTCATCAGCTTTTGCAAATGTTGGCTTGCTCTTTGGAGCAGCCTTCTTCTTTGCAGCTGGCTTCTTGGCTGGCGCCTTCTTCTTCGGCGCTGCCTTCTTGTTTGTCTTCTTGGCTGGTTTCTTTGATGTCATGTAGACAACGCTAGTACACCCGTAAGCAGTTCTGGCGGAACTGGTTTGTTTGGTATGTTTAGTCATGAAGCTAAGTGACTTCGATAATCGTCTTGACAAGATAGGTCTCGCCTTGATGTCAGGCGTCGAAGCCAAGAACGACAGCGTCAAAGAGTTCGGCATAGGCGAGGACCTGTCGATGAACCTGTTCCTCTGGCGTGCAAACAGGCTAAGGATAATGCTCCAGCTAAGGAACGACATACAGAAGCTCAACCAAAGAGATAGGTTCAGTGCTGTTACGGATGCTCTCGCAATCACCCGTAAGGCTTGGGGCATCGATGCTGTCTCGCTTATCTCTGAGGGATACTTCAGTGAAGACCCTGAGAAGACGAAGGACGTGGAGTTGAAGACCGCATTCCTTAACCCAGATAGTGGCGTTAGGGAATGCCTTACTGTGGCTCATGTCGAAGACGGATACGTTACCTTTGTGGTCAAGCCCTATCGATACGACGTACCACGAACCGTTGTGTGGGAAGACGAGCGATACCATCCTGGCTCTTCAATGGTGCGCGACCAAAACGGCATGTATCCGAACATGTTTCATCGTGTGATTACAACGATTGAGCCTGAACGAGACGACGAAATCTTCGACAAAGAAACGTACTACGAGACTATAAGTACAGGTCTCTACGACTCTGGATTCTTTATACAACATTGGGACTAGTCGAATAATCCTTGAATAATCTTTGTCGTTTGATGCAAGGCAGTATTGAGACTGTCTGCAATGCAGGGTAGAAATAGCATTACTGGCTCTACTCTGACTGCAGTAGGACGTCAACCAAGATGGCATCTCCAATACCTCAACAATGATTCCATTCAGTAAGCGTGTGCCTGGTCTGGTCTCGTAAGCCCCGACCCCCAAACTTTTCGGCGGGCGGCTGTGGGGGCGGGGGGCAGCGTACAGATTTTTTGCCCCATCATCTCCTGGATAGATTTATCCGATTTGCTATGCTACTTGGATGAGTCGCTTTACTGAATCTCCCGAACTGGTAGTGATGAGGTCTCGCTTCATCGACCCTTTTCCACCCATCTTCTCGGTGAACGATGGATGGTATGGATTGCTGCTTGCTCTTGATGCTCGTCTGCGTTCTATTGACGAATACTATCGCCTGTATCAAGTGAAGGAGAAGTTTGGTGCTCTTCGTGTGTATCCCTCTGCTTCAGATGAAAACAAGCAAGTTGAACTAGACCAAGTCGCTCTTCGTTTTTCGGTTGCCTCTATGTTCATTTGTGAAAAGTGTGGTTCCCCTGGGCGATTGCGTAAAGACGGTCGTGGTTGGTATTTCACTGCCTGTGCTCACCACTCAGGGGATTATCCACCTTTGCCCTACGAGAGTTTTTATTCAAGCCGCGCCGGGAAATCCGGCAGTCCGGAATTGTTCTTCGAGGACTTACTGTTTGTCGTGCATGACGTCATTGCCGCCATTGAGCGGATACTTTCCCCCACCCCGCAAAATTAAATCGTCGAGGTCACCCTCGGATAGATTTATTTGATTCACCGGGATTGGTACGACGTTTTTGTGCATCACGCACCGTTCGCCATCTTGGAACCATCCGAGAACGTTTCGTATCGTTACATTGACGTTCTTTGCTTTGAGCGGATTTGGCGAGAAAGCCATTATTCCTTCTCTGACCCTTTTAATAGGATGTCGCGCATTGCATAAGCCAGCGAATTATTGGTCTCAAATGAATCCCAGAGAATCGTGGTGTTCGTGTCGTTGAGCGACTTGTTATTGATGGTGTTGAGAGACAGGTCTGCCATACCTTCGTGGTAGACAAAAGAGTCAACTAAACATTGGGTTACTTTTTGTGGGTCTAGGTCTTCGATTCCGATTCCTAGGTACTTACGTAGTGCTTCATCGTTTGTCATTATTTCCCCTTTTCGTCGTATTCCTTGTTGTAGAGCATGTCCATTACGTTTTCCGGCATTAGTAGAAATCCTCGTGCTGGATTATCTGCGCCGCCGAGCGAAATCTTCGTACTCTCGTTATAGAGATGCGAGTTGGCTCGCAAATAGCGCTTGAGGCGTTGTACATCAATTACGACAAATGCTCCTTCCGGAGAGTAGATGTATACCCACCATTTGGCTGTCGTAACATTGATGCCGCTTTTAAACCACAGCGGCGTTCCATTGGAATCTTTTGCCGCCTTTGGATTTTGGTCAGTCTCAATCACCATTCGACCATTGCGGTAGCGGTCACTTTTGACTTCGAAATCTGTTTCGGACAGGCTCGAGATGAACTGGCGGACCAGTTCCTCCCCCTTTTCGCCATAGGCCAAATCAGTCGGGAAGTCAATTACCCGGCCCGGAATATCGTAGTGCTTGCTCATACCTGTTTAAATTTATCTGGTTCATGGCGTTCTTGCAAGCTCGTCCTGTGCATAGATTCTGGGGTGACACCGGTCACCCGCCATTTAATGCCTATAAATACAGGGATACCCACCGAAATAAATTTATCCGAAAAAGTTGCAATCCTCGTAGCCACTGGCTAGGTTGTCTATCGCTAGATAAACACCTACCGAAAGGACTAACCATGACTAGCAAGTATGAGCAAATGAAAGCGGCTGGAATCATTAGCCGTGGACGCAGCAAGAAGAAGCTTTCCAAGCAGGAAGTAAAGGAGCGCGAGGAGAAGGCAAAGGTTGCCAATCGCCAGCGTCAGGAAGCCCGCCGTCGCGCTTCAATCATCCTCCAGAAGACCTACAAAGACGAGTTCGACGACCTCTACCAGCGCGAGCTTGCCGAGCTGAAGACCACCGACGAGCAGAACTAGTTTCAAGTGGCGGGCGCTTAGCTCAGCGGTAGAGCAACTCGTTTACACCGAGTAGGTCGGGGGTTCGAGACCCTCAGCGCCCACCAAGGGCTGGTAGCTCAGTGGTTAGAGCAGCGGACTCATAATCCGTCGGTCGTGGGTTCAATCCCCACCCAGCCCACAAAGCCGATGGCGTGTTTCAAGAACCAGTCCGGAACTGGTAGTTGAT